ACACAAAGCTATGATGTCACAATCTTTTTTTGTGTAGGCTCGTTTGTCTCCACCTTTTGATGTAGAAAAGTTAAATAGCTTTTTATCATTCAACCATGTTGCTGTCTTCACTTCTATTCTTTGAGGCACAAGTAAACTATCGTCTATTGACTTACACGCTATGATATCTGTACCATCTTGTTTAACCAAGGAACATTCAACACCCATCATTGATAAAGCATAAACAACGAAAGCTTCTCCCGCCGTGCCTATCATCTTTTCCCCTCTTATGTCTTTAGCCATTCTAATACCCTTTCTCCCAAAGTTATACTTGCTAGTTTATTCTTGTTTAATAATGTCTTAACAATGTGAACATCAACTGTGTTAGGACACATTAGATCAACATATAAAACTGGATGATGTTGACCAACTCTATGTGCTCTATCTTCAGATTGTTTTCTTGATTCTAAATTAAAATCATTTGAATAATAAATAACATTTGTCGCTGCATGAAGTGTAATACCCATACCACCAGTTTGTGGATTGGATATGAAAAATTTCACATCATCTTCTAAATTTTGAAATTTTTCAATTGCATCTTGTCTGTCTTGCATGGTCGTATCGCCAAAGTAATTTACCACTGTGTTTGAGCCATATGTTTGTTTTAACTTTTCTGTTATCTTTATAATGTCGTGTCTGAATCTAGACCAAATAATAATCTTGCCTTCCATCTCTTCGATTGTTTCCATTAACACATTCATACGATTGTTTGGTATCTCTTCTACTTCTCCGTTGTCTGTAACAAGATAACCACATAGTAATTGTTGTAGTCTTAGCAATTGTGTCATGACCTCTGGAGCAGTAACCATCTCTCCAGTTTCAAGCAACGCCACTGAAGTTTTTTTAATACTTTGATAATGTCGTTCTTGTTCTATTGTCAAATCAACTTGTCTTGTTGTGTATATCTTTGGTGGTAAATCTAATGCTTCTTCTTTTGTTGTACGATAAGAATAGTGAGCGATCTTACATTTCATCTCTTCTAAATTTCTGTACCCAACAACCTGGTTAAAAGAATGTGCTCCCATCTTAACACTTCTCACTACTGCGTATCTTCCTTGAAAAGACCAGTATGAATCAAACCCCATGATCTCTTTGTTTAAAAATAAAAACTGTGCATATAAGTCAAGAGGTGATTTTGTTATTGGTGCTCCAGTTAATATTCTTTTATACTTCGCAGCCTCACCAAATTTTATAAGTGCCTTTGTTCTCTTTGCTTTTATGTTTTTAATTGTTGTTGATTCATCTATGGCTAAAAGAAACTCGCTTCTATGTGTTACCTTATCTAAATATTGTAACACTTTCTTTGTAGCAAAAGCCTCAACATTGACCAAAATGATTCTAAGTCTATGTCTCTCGACCACCGATTCACGGAGCGTTTCCGTTTCTCTTTTTGTTAGACTAGATTTCCATGTGTAAACTTTATGTCTTATACTATCATGCAGATGAATAGGTATTTCACTATTCTTCCAATTCATGTATACACCTTTTGGTGCAACGATAACGGCACAGTCAATTTCTGCTTTTTCATAAAGCCAAGCGATATTGTCAATCAACACTTTTGACTTACCACAACCCATCTCCATGAAGTATGCAAAGTTTCTTTCCATGTAACTTTGTTCTAGTGCTTCTTTTTGATGTTGGTATGGTTTTGTTTTGTACTTAAAGTCTGTCAAAATTTAGGTTCCCAAAAAATTCCATGATTGATTTTGTCTTTCCAATAATCTGCTTGTTCTTTACACCATCGTGCATTGAGTTTGTCTTCATTCCACTCATGGTCGTATTGTTTTTGTCTCCAATACTTTTCTTCTTTCAAGCAGTTATCAAACAGCTCTTCTTGTCTTTTGGGATCTTCCATTATACTCTCCTGCTTCTATTGCCCTGGCCCAGTCTGCTAAAGTTCTAAATTCTATTTTTATATTATAATATTTAGCAACTCGGATACCTTTTCTCATGCCTTGAGTTATTCCATGATCTCGATATACTGCCATAAGATTAGCGTGTCGATACCATTTGAATGCTCTTTTCATGCCCATTGTTCTTTGACCTAGATCTTGCTCGTTCAATACTTGAGTATAAAGTAAGTGTGATGCAAAAGGTGACTCTCCACGCATCAACGAATCATGAAGGCATAATCTTGCATATGTTGAGTTCTGTTCTTGACCAAAATTTTTATTGCCGCGAAATGGCGACTCTATAATAACTAACATTGTCTCTCCCTTTTATTATGTTTTAATCACATTTTTTCCTATATGTCAATCAAAAAAATTATTCGTAAGTGTCTTCGGCCCAGGTTAAACTAGAGCTTGATGACTGTTGTACGGAATATTTGTTTCTGTACTTTTGTTCTGATTCTTTCATTGCCCTTGGATCATCCTCAAATTTTTCTGCACATAATTCTTCTGATTCTTCTGGTGTTAAAAAAGGTCCCCAGTAACCCTTGTGTGAATCATAGATTCTTTTATCGTCCTTCTTCCAGTTCTCAAGTTTCGCTATCTTCTGGATCGTCTCCACTGGTGTCCCAATCTGGAGTGAAATAGAATGTGAGTCTCTCCCCACTTTCCACATCCTCCTTGCGACTGCCATCGCTAGGTGTGGATGGTTTGGGAAACTGGATGATGTTATCTCCAGTTTTATTGTGTACGTTTTTTTTGTCACTCTTCTTCATCAATCTCTCCCTCTTCCAATATCATACCTTGCATCAAACCCATCTTGGCACTTTCTAAATACCAAAGAACTTCAGCAGGGTCTTGGAATGTAGATATAAGTTGGACTTGACCCTGTTTAGTTACCCCCATGATAACCACATTTTCCAACCTAGTTTTTGCCAAATCACATACTCGTTCTATTGGCATTTGTGTCTTCTTTAATTTATACGGAAATTTTACTATGTTGTCACTCATTTTTGTGGTTGTCCTTGGCAACAATCTTCAATTACTGTTTTGCACATAACACATTGTAAGTGTCCATGAACATCAATTGTCTGTAAAACCGTCTTGCATCTTGGACATAGCTTCCCGGTGCAATGGTCTTTAATATTTAAAATTGTCTGATCTTTAGGTAGTTCTTCCATTATTGTTCTCCTTTTTAATACATTTTATAGTCATTGAATGTGGAACTGGTATTGTATTTCTAATATTCCACATCATTTCACTCAATCTTGTTTGGCATTTCTCTATTGTTTTGTAACCTTGTGGCTGTACCATGTCATGTACTTCAATACAACTAGGATTAGCGATTGGTGAGCAAAGTAATATTATAGCAAAGAACATAATTAAATCTACCATGCTTTGCTCTTCCTGCCAAACGTATATAGTGTTTCTGTCATATTTTTTTGTGTGTAAACTTTTTTTAAAAAATAGGTGTATAAGTGTATAAGTGTATAAACTTTACTCAAACCATTGGTGACACTCAAATATTTTATACACTTCTCGTTACACTTGTTACACTTCATGTACGATTTATGATGACACGCGGGCATTTTTTTGTGTTTTGAATTGAAAAAATATGGGGAAAACACTATTATAAGGCTATGCCAAAAGAAAAATTTCTTACAAATAGACAAAAAGAATTTGCTAAATTTATAGTTGAAGGCACTTATTCCAATGCGGAATGTGCTAGAAAAGCTGGATATTCTGAAGGACAAGCAGCTAAGACTGCAAGTCTTTTGCTCAATGGTAAAGATTTTCCCCTGGTTGTGGATCATGTTAAAGATCTTCGTGAAGCCAGAGAAAAGAAATATGGTGTCACTTTGTTGGGCCAGTTGAAAAGATTCTCTGATCTTTCCAAAGGTGCAGAAGAATCTGGACAGTTCTCTGCCGCCGTTAATGCAGAGAAGATTAGATCTGCACTCGGAGGTCTTGCCATAGATAAAAGAGAAACAAATGTTGTGCATCAATTAGATAAACTTTCTCGTGAAGAAATTGTAGCTAGACTGTCTGAGATAAAAAAAGCTTATCCGTCTGCATTCATTGAAGGTGATTATGAGGTAGTCGGAGAGGACAAGGGGAGGAAAACCCTCTCCGACAAGGGCGTTGAGTAGCAATTCCCGTAATTGCCTCGTGCTATTAAGAAATAACACACATAAATTTTGCAAGTCAAGTGACATTATTATTTTCTAACTTTTTTGTTTCCGTTGTGTGTGTAAGAAAAATACTTGTTTTTTGCGTTTGTTTTCCGTTTGTGCCTATTCGCAGCTTGTTTTGCTTTGTGTATTCGTTTCATGTTTAAGTCCTTTCGTTAATTTAATTTCTTTGATGTCATTTTGAAAAGCTTTTATACTTTCTGCAAGTTCCATGCAAAGATCGATACCATCCAATACGCCCTGGTATCTTTGTGAGTGTGGTTTACCCACTAACTCACAATGCTCTATATATAAATATCTGAGCCTTTCAACCTTTTGAAAAAGATTTTCTACTGATCCAGGAGGTCTACCTCTTGTCATGTGGTCACCTTATGGGGTCGCATTGATCTTACCTTTAGCTCATTTTCCATTTTACCGATTGTGTTTGTTACATATCTTCTTTCTTTAGATACTGGATGTGTATAAGCATAAGTATCAGAGTGTGGATGATCTTCATCCAATTTATTTCTGTAAGTATACATACTTCTAACAAACAACTCTATTTCTTTTTGTGATATTTTAAGATGTGCCATTAAACTCTCCTCTCAAAGCTAGTCCTAAATACATTGCATTTTGGGGACATATTGCATTCCCCAAGCCAATCAATCGTTGTTTTCTGTCTTTGTCCAATTCTGTGGATATCCCATTAGGAACTCCGTGAAGTTGGCGTTCAACTTCCCACCATGATAATTGTTCTTCAACACTTCTCTCGGTAACGATTTGTCTCTGCTCTCTTTCCATGTTGGATTGTATGATGCGTCCTTCCAATCTCTCGCAAGTGGTGTCGGATAATTCCAAGTTTTCATTCTTGGTGGTCTTAGCGTCACTCCGTCCATCATTGCTTGAGCTTCTGCTTCCGTCATTTCTCCATTCTCCACTTTCTTTCTGAAGATCATTGTTTGTCCCTCCGAGGCATGACCGAAACCTTTGGTCGTTGGAGTTGGATACAAACTCATTGTCATTGGATCTAACTGCTCTCTCAGATTGCTCGGTTTCTTCCGTCCCTTTCTGTGACCTTCTTGCATTTTCTTCGTTGCTTCTGCACTCCTTGGGGGAAGATGATCCATCGTGTTCGGTGTTGCGTAAAGATTTACAGACGATCCAGAGTCTGTCCCTTTTGTGCCATGCTCCGACTGATGAAGACGGAAATACAAATGTCCTCGTACAGTAGTCGATGCTTTCCATTTTAAAGAGAACCTCGTCCAATCCCAATGAGAGATGCCCATAAACATTTTCGTAAATGACAAAAGAGGGTCTTGTTTGTTCAACAATTCTAAAGATATACGGGAAGATGTGGCGAGGGTCTTCTTGCCCTCTGCGATTTCCTGCAACGCTGAACGGTTGACACGGATATCCAGAGGTGAGAATATCTGGTTTTTTTGGAATAAATCTTTTTGGGTCATTTGCGATCTCCTTTACATCGTTAAAAATTGGTACACCTGGAAAATTCTTTTTTAATACTTTGTGACACCATTGTTCGGTGTCACAAAATAAAATTGGTTTGGATAGTTTTGCACCTTCATCTAAGCCAAGTGCAAATCCTCCAATGCCACTACATAAGTCTACATGAGTTTTATTTAAGTGTTTCATTTTGCTCCTTGTCTATCTGATCGTTATATAAAACTAAGCCAAAGTCATAACCTTCTTTGTAATAATGAGCCTTGTTAGTCTCGCTTCTAATTCCATGAATTAATCCGTCTGTGACTCCGTCTTTAAAATCGTCTAAAATCCTAAAGACCATTTGATCTATTGAGTCTTTAGGATTATCGTCTGGAAGATTAGTTCTAAATTTGATTGGTTTCATTTTTACCACTCCCATTTTCTTACACCACAAACTTCAACTTGGTAGTTTTTATATCTTTTATTACTGATTATTTCATGTTCAACTGCTTCTGCAAGTCTAGGAACATCTATGTATATTCTTTTGCCATATTCTTTTGGATCTTCTTCAAAAGATGCAAACTCCCAAGCATCAATGATACCATTGTGCGTTATATTTTTTATTTTTTTCTTTTTCATTCTATTCTACCCTATCATGAATTGCGACTGCACCATAAAACTTATGTCCTAACATTTCAGAAACTTTCTCTGAAAACCTAGAGTCTGAAGTTTCTCCGAAGTTACCACCAAACATTGGATTTTTGTCGATTACTTCATGAGGTACAATTTTAACACTCT